TAGACAGAATTGGGTTTGACCGCACCGCCGCGCTTTGCGGATCAGCACCTGCCTGGCCGGGGCGCGGCACAAAGCGCTTCCCCGTAAAGACCGTCTCCTGGGTGCCGTCAGGCTTTGTCCTTACCTCGAAATCAGCCATAGTCCTTTAAGCGGTCTTGCGGGTTTCTTGAAGCCATCATCAGGTATTTCAGGCGTTGCCGCCATCAACTCCCCCTGTAATCAGAGTGCCAGTCACCACTTGGGTAGACCAGGAAGACCCAGCCGTGCTTGCGTTTGCGCCTCCTGGCCTGCGCCATAGATCAGCCTCCCTGCTTGTACCGGCGGAGAATGTCAAGCGTGTATTCGCGGACGGACGGGTATTCCCGACCGTTAGTGAACTGCTTTCTGTTGTCGTTGTACCTGTCAGCTTTGCCGCTGTACCAGATTGCCGCGGCCCGTCGTATCGCAATGTCTCCTCGGTATCCAGCCGCAATTTGCTGTTGGTAATTTTCTGCGATCTGCCCGTTCACCACCGCTAGCTGGGCTGGCCGACTAGCCAAATACTGTTGTGGCGTCAGGCTTTTGCCGAAGTGCTTTTTAGTCCAAGAAGGAACATTTGCCGGCATGACCTGCCCGTAACCCAAGGCACCTGAATCGGGATTCACGACTGTAAAGCTGCCGCCGCTTTCCTTGCCAACAATCGCTCGCCGCAGCTTGTCGACGTCTAAAGACCCCGCGAGAGCTATCTGATTTGGTGCAAGCGACACAACTGGCGTTTCAATTCGCGCAGCTGTAGGCAGTCTTCGGAAAGACTCAGGCATCGTCGCTGCTGCCGCCGGACTCGTTCCAGTCAAGGCGTTAAGGAAGCTGGTAGCCAGTGAGTGCGGCAAATAGTTGTTGCTTGGAGGAGGTGCCGGTGGAGCTGCAGAGCTTAGCCGTAGATCTCTTAATCTTTCTTTCTCTTCTTCATTCAGAGTGGGAAATGGCTCGCCAGGCAAATTGTTCTTCCATTGCAGCTCAAGAAACTCTCCAGGCTTTTTGCCGTAACCAGCGCTTTTAATAACAAACTCCATCTCTGGCGACAGCTTGCCAGTCGAGAGCCATCTAGCAAGCTCTGCTTTAAGAACACTATTCATTACAACCTTGCCGGTTGGGACGGCTTGCTTCAACTTACTCTTCAACCCCTCGGGCACTGATTTGAACCACCCATCGTATGCGTTCATAAACTTACTAATATCCTCGACAACAGGTGGTTGATTAACCCTTTCAGTTTCTTTAATTTTATCATCTACTTCCTTAGCGTAATCCCTGCGAAACCTTGCTAGCGTTTGTTGCACTTCAGCTTCGCTTTTTCCTTTGGCTCTTTCAGTCGATGCTATTTGCTTCAGCGTAAGTTTAAGGTTTCTTTCTTCTGCCAACAGCTTGTCAAGTTCATCATCTGAAATCCTGCTCTCTCTTCCGCCAATGCCTGGCCTCAAATAATATCCTTCTCTTTTTTCTATTGTTTCTCTAATCCATTTAGCGTTTTCTTGAGCGTAAGGCTCGTTCTCTTTTTCTATGTCTTCTTGTACTCTGTTGTAAAATGGCTGGATTGTTATGGGGTCTACGCCTGGTTGTCCTAAAAGGTTTTCAAGCGCTTTTAACTTTTCTTCTGGGTCTGCCTTTGACATTTCAATTTTAGCTGCTGCTTGTTTGGCATTTTCTTGCACTCTGGCTGAGCCAAGCCCCTCAGCTGTGCTTGAGAATGATGAAAGCTCCTTTTCAAATGCAGCCTTTGCTACTGGATCATTCTTAAATAACTCTCTTCCTCTTTCAGTTGCTGCAATAATTCCTAAGTTAAACTGTTCTGAATTGTATGCAAGGCCACGAAGGTTCAATGAATCTATAAGATTTATAGCTGCGTCTTGGCCTGTTGCTTCGCTGGAACCACGTACTGTGGAGCGCAGCCCAGTAACGGTCTCCATGCTTTCGCGGGCAGTATCAGTTAATAATGAAATGCCATCGTCGCCAAGACGTTGCGTTAGTAATTCTCCGTTCGGCCCCGCCCTTAAGTTCATTAATATCTCAAGGTTTCTTGCCACTAAAGGTCGCACTCGTTCTGATTGAACTTCAAAAGCGCCAGTAAGCGGATTTTTAGCAAATGAACCCTCAGTCACAAGGCCTTTGAACATAGGTTTTATTTGTTTCAGGAATCTAGAGTAATATTCAGGGCCAAGATTACGACGTGCCTCGTCTAGCCCTTGCTCAACTCCAAGTCGCAGCTGCTCGTCAGTCATATTTGGATCCATGTACATGCTTTTTAGGTTATTTTGAAATGAGCCAAGTGCATTTCTGTAGTTGTATTCGTTATGCAGCTTGACTTGCGCAGTGGTTAGGTTGCTATGAGTTGCATAAATTTGCGCTTCAAATTGCTTGTAGACAACAGGATCGCTTGTGTTGATCCTGATTAGCTGCTGCTGCGCACGGAGGATTAGTGGGTGATTAGGGGCCAGTGATTCCTTTGAAACCATATTGCCGTTGTCATCTGGCACTTCAGTCATTTGCGCCCAACGGTCTGGCGCTGTGCTGATCTCGTTGCGTGTGGCAGCTATTTCAAGGTGCCGGTTGGTGTAAGCCTGTACCAAGTGGGATCCGGCAACTGATTGCAGCCGCTCATACGCAGCGCGGGCCTCAAGGTCACCAGCGCTTGCTTTCCTGTAGAGCTGGTCGCGTATTTCCGCTAGACGCTGCCCCGGAAATTTGGCTGCAATATCCCCAGCAATCTTTCTGCCTTCAACGTCGGCCTTCTCTTGGCGCATCTTTTCCATGGCCACGTAGGTTTCACCCATTGCCCCCAAGGCCGCGCTAAAGCTGCCCAAGGACTTAGCCAATGCAGCCATGTCTTGCGACGGCTGGGGCAGGTCAGGCGGCCTAGGAATAACAACAGGGCCACCCAGGATTGGAGCCCTTGACTCAAAGTAAGTATTGACCGGCGACGCCGCAGGCCGCAGGGCAGGAAGGTCAATCGACCTAGTGCCAATAGGCGTACCAGCGCCCATCTGAGGTGTGCCGCCAATAAGGCGTCTTGCCTCCTCTGCACCAGTAACGGTGCCAAGCGCTTTGCCGGTGCCGAGTTGTGATGCCATGGCCTTAATACTTCAATTTGAATGGTGACGTGTAGGCGGATGAATAGTTTGTACCGCCAAAACCGACCGGAGAGCCGGGTCCCGCCCCCGGCAGTTTGGGCAAGTTCGGGCCTGGCGGTGGTTTCAAGCCTTTGAGCTGACCCGTCATGCTTACGCCACTTTGGATGCCACCCAGCACAGCTCCCGCTCCTCCCAAGACGTATGGCAGTGCGCTTGGTGCTGCTTTTTCGATTGGTTTGATTGGATCCAGATACAGCTGTTTCAGGTACGGCTGATTCTGCGCCATGCGATTGGCGTAGTTGGCAGCAGCGCCGCGCTTGTCCTGCTGTGTCTGGTTGATGGCAAAGGCCAGGTTGCGGTCTGTTGCAAAGTCAAACTGCGCTCGCTGTCTGTAGTAGTCAGCAATCAGGTTGTCAACGGTGTTGCCGATTCGGCCAGCTGCGCTGACCTCTCCCTTGGCCTGCAAGAACTGTTTGCCGGTCTCTTGTTTCTTCTGTGCTGCAGCTTCCTGCTCTTGCATGATTCGCAGGTTTAGCTGGCTGATGTCGTTTGAATAAGCAAGGCCTGCCAGCTCTGCGTTCTGCTGGTTCAGAGCTTCCTGAATCATCTGCTTTTGATTTTCGTAAGTGTTAGCGGCAGATGTTTGCAGCACCTGAAACTCGTAGTTCTGCTGCGCCACAGCGTTCATATAGGCCGTCTCTTGCTGCGCCTGCTGATACGCCGCAGCTTGTTGAGCAATCCCTAGGCCTGCGGAGGCAACGCCCAAAACAATACTTACCGGATCACACATGGCTCAGATCCTCACAAACTCGTAAAACAGGCGGCTTTCTAGCCCCCAGTTTGGATGCTTACGGATAAAGGTAAAGCCCATGTACTTCAACCAGCGGACGTGGACCACGTTGCGGGCGTCTACTACGTTGAACAGCACTGGGTAGTCAGCGTGCAGCTTGCGCAGCTGCAGCCTTGATTCCTTGAGAAACGTCCGGCGATCACCTGAGTCGTCAAGCATGGCCTGGCATCCCAGCATCCAGATCCGGCCAGCTCTTGCGCCCTCTGGTACGACGCCCCAGGCGCCAATCACGTTGCCATGCCTGCTGACCATGGCCATGCATGGGCGGCTCGAAAAAAAGCAATGCAACATGGCTTCCCGTGGGCTGCTGCCAGAGTGTGCTTTGACCTCGGCAACGTCTTCTGGTCGCATGCCATCAGCCACAGCAACGACGTCGCGGACGGTGGCAGGGCGCTGGTAACCCCCCTTCACATCCGTGCTGCACGACTGTGATACCACCCTTCCCATTCGCAGGACTGCACTCTGCACGGTAATGGACTATTGCTGAGTAATTCAATCTTGACACCTGTGTTGCGTGTCATGACAGGGGCGCGGAACTGGCCTTGTTTCAAGGCAGGCGAGCCCAGTGGCGCAACACCGCTGCCTACCGAGTAGCCCTCAAACGTGTAGGTCTGGGCGTCGCGGCCTTCTGCAGTAATGCGCAGCTGGAAGTGCGCGGTTTTGTCAAACACGACAGTCCAGTTGCGCAGCTGCAGCTTGGGTCCTGCGGCTACGGCAACGCCACCGCCTGCGGGTTGCTCCTTGATAAACGGCGTAGAAAACTCATAGGTCATCTGGTACAGCTCACCCACAAAGAACTTGGCCTGGCTCAGGTCACCAAGCACAACAATCGTTCCGTTGCCGCCAGCCCCACCAGCAAGCGTCTCTGACACGATCTGGGGCGCCTGGCCGTGCTGCAGCGTGTTGCCAGCCACAAGCCTGCCCACAAGGGCCATGGTGCCGGTAGCAGTCATGGGATAGGGCAGGGTGATTGTCGACTGCAAGCCAACGCCAGCGGGCTGCGTCACCGTCACCGTGCAAGCCGTTTCGGATGCCTTGCGATCCAGCAGCAACTCAAACGCGCTGCCCGTGTCAGTGGTCTCTGGCCGCAGCGCTATGCGCTCCATGTAGACGCCGTCGCCGTACTGGCACAGCACGTACAGGTCGCTGTCAACAATGTCAGCGCCGATGATCTGCTTGCCTGACTGGAACTGCCAGAAGGACCAGGAGGACTGGAGCTTGGTTTCTTCCTCAAAAAAGAATTTGTAGAAGTAGATCCGGTCGGTCTGGTCCTTGCTAATTGCAATGACGGTTTCTTCCGATACTGACGCCGCCAGTGTGGTCACATTTTTGGGGATGTAACGGGGAATTGCAGCTGTAACCTCCTCGGACAGAGGCACAGGGCCACTGGCGTCTGGCAGGTAGAACTCGCGCAAGCCGGAAAACTCACCCTTGGGAATGGCGAAATAAACGGTGCGTCCAACGCCTACTGGATCGACGTTGGCCTGCATGTCAAAGGTGGTTATGGCCGTGACCGTTGCAGTCTTTGGCGTCAGCGGTGAGCCCAGCGTTGTGACGCCAGTGTCAAGGCGGAACTGGCCGTGACGGCTAAACAGCAGCAGTGTGTTGGCAAAGGCCAAGCTGCTGACCAAGAAGTTAATCTCGGTGCCGCCTGTGCTGATGTCGATGGGGTCGCTGTCTACGACGGCCTGGACTGTCTCTGGCCAGAACCGGTCGTAGCTATCTGCTGCAGACAGGATCACGCTCTCGTCAGCCAGGAACGCCAGCCTGTTGCGGAACAGGTTGACGTTTTGAATCTTTGCCCCAACAAAGCTGGGTTCTGGGGCTGTCAACGTGTCTCCCGCCACGCGACCCGACCAGTCAAATTTCTTGAACGTGAACGTGCCGTTTGCATTGCGCACCAGCACATGCGGCATAGTGGTTTCATCTAGCTTGTGCTTAATGCCAGGTGCGACACATTCGCGCCACACGCCAGGGCCAAAGTTGGCAGTGCTAGTCTTTTCAAATTTCAGGTAAAAATCGTCAAAGTTAGTTTCGGCGTTGCCTTGCACTTTGACAATAAAACCATTGTCGCCAATCGTTGGCAGCTTAGCTATTGAATCTATAGTGTCTTTAATTGCAATCATGCCTTCACCTGTTCTTGTGTCTGTAGCTTCTAGCGTGTAATCAGCGCCGTCAATTTTTCTAATTGAAATGACGTACTGGTTTGCAATTACTTGAAAGCCGGCACCAAGTGAAGTTTGCAGAGAGCTTGCAAGAGCGCTGGCAATCGACACTGTGGACAGCTCTGGGTCATGGATGACCGTGCCCTTGCCGTTAGTATTTACAAATGCGGGCGCGACGTAAGTGAATGTGTTGGCAGTTGCGCTGGCAATAGTGTATTTGCCAGGCACTGCGTCGCCTGTGGAAGTGGTAATTTGAATTTTATCGCCGGCAACCAGTCCGTGAGCCGCTGAGGTTACGGTAACGTTCGTGGCAATCTGGTCGTAAACAACTGCAAACTGTTTGCCGCCGCCTGGTTGCGTGGTAAAGGTTGCCTCAGAATTATTTACTTTGATTTTGTACGTGGTGTTGAAGTCTACGCTGCGAAGAAACACCATTGACCTGGTGCCCCAAGCTGGAGACACGTTGAACGAGTAGGCATAGCCGGCGAACGTAGGGCCACCAGCGTTTGGCGCAAAATACACAGTATTGCCGCTGATAGCCGTAACAACCGTGTTGGGTTGCAAGCCAAAGCCAAGTATCTTCATGCCGACAGAAATGCCAGTTGTGTCTGCAAGTAATAATTCGTTATTACTGCCATCACTAATGTTGGTCTTGACGACACCGTCCAGCATGTTGACGGTCTTTTCGCGGTTAACGATGAAGGTGGCGTCAGCAACGGAGGCAACGCGAAATTGCGCTGAAGGGTCTGAGTTATTTGCAATGTCCAGGTAGCCAACGCCGTCTGGCGTCGTAACCGTCTGCGCAGCACCGTTCAAGTCAAAGACTTTGATGTCCCCGTCTCTGATGTAGACCATGTAACGAATGGTCCCGTCGCGGTCAACAATGCTGACAAACGGGCGGCCGCTGCCTGAGGACCCAGAGAACAACTTGCCCAGGTTGTAGGAAGGAGGGCGTTTTCTAAGGCCTTCTACAGGGCTGGGAAAGCAGTTGATGACTGACTCAGCCTGCGATGACAGCCGCAAGGCCGCAGGCTGCTGGCTGACCCCATTGATCAGGTTGGGGATAGAGCTGCTGACAAGGGGCATGGTTAGCGAGCAATGGCACGGCTGGGCATGTAGGTCCGTATTACGCCAGTGTGGTTGGGATTGCCACGCAGCATGTTGTGCTCTGACAGCTGGGTCTCTTCCTCCAGGAACTGAGCGCGGGCCTCGTACTCAACCTGCAGGTTGATCTTGGTCAAATCCCCTGAGCCGACGATTGCCTCCTGCAGTGTCCGGCCGGCCCTGGCGATGATGTACTGCCTGGCATGCTCAGGCAGATCGTCGTAATCAAAGATGTAGGTGACGTTGGCCTTCAGGTCAGCGGTGAACACGTAGCTCTTGGCACGGCGGTCGTAGAGCTTGGCGCCGCGCTGGACGACTTCCAAGCTGGAGAACAGGTATGGGTCAACTACGACACGGCTGACATTGGGGCCAACGGTGATCGTGCCGTCGTTGGCGCGTGACAGCGTTGCCTCGTAATCAGTGTTAAAGCTCCAGCCCTCTGCCTGTAGCCGGCGGCTGGATTCATCCAGTGCATCCTGTGCTTGCTTTGCCAGGCCAAGCTGCGACTGCAAGCTGTTGATCGGCGCCTCGCCAATCATCTGCAGCACGCGGTTGACGGCCTCTAGCAGTGTGGTCCTAGCGCTTGCCATGGCTTAAACCTAAAAAAAGAAAGGGGGCCCGAAGGCCCCCGACACCTCACGCGGTGGTGAAGGTGAGTTCGATGGCGCAGTCAGGGCGCAAGATGTTGGTGCCGCAAGCCATTGAACCGACCATGAACGTACCTTGCCACAGGGCATGGATGTCAGAGCCGGTCTGTTCCATCTTGAGGTCCATCAGCTTCACGGTGCCAACGGCCTGCTTGTTGAACACCAGCGCCACGCTATTGGTGTAGTTAGCGGCGTAGGAGTTGACTTCACCAGTCACCGCAGTGCGGTTGGTGGTGGGCAGGTGGTTGGACTTAAGCACCGTAATGCCGGCAACCTTGAGGACGGTGCCGTCGGCGTAAGCGCCTTGGCCGCCCCAGTCCCGGTTGATCACATCGGTGGTTTGCACCAGCTTGTAGTACTGAGCTGGGGCAAGCACGCAATAGCGATCATTTTCGGGCAGGTTGTTCTCGTCCATCTTCTGCGCTGCAGAGAACAGCGCAGTAGCCAGTTGAGCACCAGTGATGGCGGCTTTACCGCCAGCCTGCACGATGTTGATCTGCGAGCCACCAGGCAGATCGGTGTTGAAGTTGGTGGCGGTACGAGCTGCCTTGGCAATCATCGCAGCAACGTTCTGGTCAAAGCGATAGGCAAGTGCGTTGCCCATCTCGACCGAATACTGCGAGCGCACGTCGTAGTGGTTCTTGGCTTCGTCAATGTCAGCCAGGAACACTTGGCTCACCAGCTTGTCATCAATGTTGATGACAGCTTCGGCGTGCTTGATCGACGTACCGGTCAGCATCGTGCCGGGGGTGTGATACCCGGTAGAAGCAAGGCCAATGATGGGGAACTGCGCTGACTTGCCCGACGCAATGGTGCGGACAGTGTGCAGGCCTTCAAAGATGGTCGCCTTGCGGAAGGCAGTCAAAACCTCACCGGCAAAAACCTTTAGAAAAAGGTCATCAAAGCCAGAGGCGCCGGCGTTAATTACGCCTAGCCGGGAGGGGTCAAAATTAGGGGCAGCCATTGCTGTACTCCTAGAGAAGTTGGGTTGTTACCCCGACCTCGCCTCCTTCCACTGGGGGTGTCCTCCGCAGAGGGCCGTCGCTTCTGTGAGAAGGTCTAGGTGCATAAATGATAAGCACCTCTGCCAGCAATAAAAAAGCCCCCTGACTAAGGGGGCAAGAGACAGCGCGACTCTGGTGCTAGAAGACGCTTGACCGTGCCAGGCGTTCTTGCACTTTGCGGCGGTACGCAGGATCAGATTTGTACTTCGGATCAGACATAGCTTCGACCAGCTGTGCTGTGGATTCGTACTTCTCGCCGGCGCTGCGAGTAGAACGACCAGCCAGCAGCCGTGGCTCACGCCCCTCCGCTGCTGTGTAGCGGCTGTGCAAACCGGCTACGGCCAGCTTGACCTGGGCCATGTCGTTGCTGCCGTTCACGATCTTGTTGAAGGCGTTGATCTCCTCCTGGCTCAGGTTCTGCCCCGCCCACTGCAGCATCTCGCTGTAGCCCTGTTCGCCGCCGTACTGCGACTTGACATCTATGACCTCCTTGGTGGTCAGCGCAGTGTCCTGTGCAGCCTTGTACTGCAGGCCCGAGAGGTAGGCGTCCACCATCTGGCGGGTAAAGCCTGCACCCTCCAGCTGTTTGTAGTCGCCGTCGGACAGCTCACCGGTCTGTTGCCAGCGGACGTTGATGTCGTTGTAGTCAATGCCCGCCTCCTCCAGGCGGCTGCCGACAAAGTCGCCGTAAATCTCAGACGCAGACTGGGTCTGCTCCTCAGCCTCAGCCTCTTCGTCAACCTCAGCCGGCTCATTGTCAACTTCATTGTCAACAGGCTCGCGGCTGCCGAGCTTGGATTGCAGCTCCTTGTAAGCCTTCTCCAGCTCGCCCACTGACTTGTACTTGCCAGCCAGCAGCTGGCCGTCTGGGCCTTTCAGTTCAACTTGTTCGTCGCCTGACAGGTCAATGGCATCAGGTGCCATTGCGCCAGTCGGCTCTTGCTTAATTACCAGGGGTTCAGGCATAAGTCCTCACTTGATTTGAATGACGCCGTTTTCGTCCACGGATACTTCCGAGAACGGGAACGGGGTAGGGGGGATGTCGGGGATCTCTGGGATCTGGATGATCTCAGACGGGGGATGCGGCGGCACCAGGGATGGGCCCCCCAGTGTCGCCGGCGGGTTGTCCTGCTGGTCCGGTAGGGCCGGCAGGTCCGCCTCCAGTGATGTCGGGGAGGGAGTTGGGGACGATGCCTGGGGCACCCGTGTCTTCTGAGTATTGCGGGCCATAAGGGGCTCCTGGTTGTGTGTAGTTGCCGGCCACTTGGGCCATGGCTGGTGACTTGAGACCAGCCATCAGCATCTCTTGCTGCTGTTGTTGTTGCATCATTTGCATAGCAGCCTCCTGCTCTTGTGCCAACTGCTCAGGTGACTTGACCAGGTTTGTCGTATCAATCGAGCCGCTTGCTGCAAGCCTGCGCAGTGCCTCATCCACGTTGATGTACTTGGCCATGACCTCAGGGCCCAGGGCCTGCTGTGCCGTGGCAATAAACTCCATCAGCTTGTTGCGGTCATCGCCGCGGCCAATGGCCTCAAGCCCTGTGACTGGCTTGGCATTGACCAGGGGCTCGCCGTTGGCACTGCTCTTGGGGAACTGGGGCAGCTTGCGCTTCTTGCGCAAGACGTGCATCAGACGACGTGCCAGTGGTAGCTGCAGTTCTTGGGTCAGGATTGAGTACAGGCCGCCAATGCCTGCCTCCAGCTCCTGGCTCATGTAGCGGATCTCCTCCGCAGTCACCCGTTCGCCAGGCCTTTGAATTGCCGTGTTGAGCAGGAACGCAAAGGCCAGCCGCCCCTCGATGCGGTCGATGGTGCTGTTGGCAATGCTTAGGTCCTGCGCCTTCTGCGTCTGGATGACAGTCACATCAGCGGCGTTGCCTTGGACGATGGCACCGTTGGCTGCATTGGCCAGGGTCCTGGGTCTGGTGGTGCCGTTAGGGTTGACCAGGAACAGGACCTTGGCCGCGGCTGCACTGCCCTCAAGCACCGATTGGTACAGGGATTCAAGAGCAATCAGGTCGCCGTAATACTGCTCAACGTAGGAACGTCCGAAATCTTCGGTGTCGATCCGATCAAAGCGGAGGGGGATCCATGGCGACACCTCCTGGTCGCACATGCCGTGGGTGCCTGGCACCTCCTTGCCCTTGGCCTCTTGATACCAGTGGCACTTGCCGTCGTGGTAGCAGACGTGGGTGTAGAGCTTTACGGTCTTCTTGGTCGGCTTGTCGTAGTCCTCTTCTTCATCGGCTTCTGGGAGAAAGCCGGCAGGGAGGGCTTCGGGGTAAATCTCTTCTTCCACCAGGATCTCAGTGACCGACCCCATGGGGTCACGGCACACAACGAACCGATCCAGGTGGACAACGCGGATGCCATCTTCCGAGACATAAAGCAACACGTTGCCAGCCACAAGCAGGTGCTTGAAGGCTTCGTGCATAGAGGCCCGGCCGTTGGCTGTCTCCAGCACTTGCATCACTGCCAGCTCGACCTTGACCAGGGCAGTGTCCAGCTCTGTCTTGATCTCGGGCCCAGCCTCCATGACGCGCAGCGCCAGGCTGTCTACCTCCAGCTTGAAGAACGCAGAGTTGGGAGGAAACAGGGTGATTAGCAGCTTGCTGGCCAAGTAGTTGACACCCCTAGCCCCAAGCGATTGGTACGGCGTCTTGAGCCTGCCGTGGTCCCCTTCAACTACCTCCGGTATAAGGCCAGGAATGGTGACCTTGCTGCAATCTCTGGCCCGCTGCAGAAACTGACTTCGGTTGGACGCCAGCTGTTGGTAGCGGGCCGCAGCCGTGCTGTCGCCATCGCTTTCGCCATACGGCTTGGCCTGGCGGTCGACGCTGCTCGTCAGTTTCAGTTCCATTTACACAGACTTAGGAATACCTAAAGCGCCGCCGCCAGCGCTGGCAGGGATGTCAGTACGCAGCTTCTTGCGGCCGGTGCCTTTTGCCATTGTGGCGCCAGACACGTTGGCCATTTCAAGGGCAGGTGCAGGAGCTTCTGCTACTGGGTTAGGGGCAGGGGGAGGAGGCGCGTTAGCAATTTTCTTCTGCTCCTCGTACCTTGATTGCTGCACAGCCATCTGCTGATCAAACTGCCGCTGCTGCTGCTCCATCTGGGCGCGTTGCTGAGCTAGCGCTGCGCTGTTGTCAGGAGGAGAAGGGGAACCGCCACCACCGCACATAGTTCAGGCCTCGTTTTGTTCAAGATAAATGGAACGCAACATGCGGACCACATTGCGTTGACCTACATAAATCCATATCTGGCGATCAGTCCAGCCTTCACCAGGGCACAGCTCCGGGAAGGTCGCCTCTAATTTTTGCAGAACCGCCTCATCAACTGGCGGCCACAGTTCCTCATTCATGGTCATACAGGCTGGGTTCGCTTGCCGGATCCCACAACCGGACTCGGCCCGCTTCATAGTCATAGTCCCCGTGACGCAGGATGCGTGCTAACCGGGCGTTAAGGATTGCATCCTTGAAGGTCAGGCCTGACTTCTGGTAAGCCGCCACCACCTTGGGCCACATCTGCCGCAGCGTGACTGCATCACCCAGGATCTTCTCGGCTGCCACTGGGCCCACGCCTTTGACACCGGGGTAGTTGTCACCGCTGTCGCCAGTCAAGGTTTGCTTCATCCATGTCCTGTTGGCCTCAAGCAAGGTGACAACTTCAAGCTCTTCCTTGGCAAGAAGCAAGCCGGGGACTGTGCGCATGTCTTTGTCGGGGCTGACCATGACAGGCTCATCGACCTCGGTGCCCGTAGCCAGCAGGCCCATGACGTCGTCTGCCTCAAGGCCAGGCATGGTGCGGCTTTCGTACATGTGCCCCAACCAGATGCGCAGATCCTTGTAGCCAAGGGGCTTGCGCTTGCCGATGCGGTTGGCCTTGTAGTCCTGGTGCTCCTCGTGCCTAAAGGTGGGGTAGTCGCTGAAGCACATGATCACACCGCTGTGCCCGGTCATCTCCCGGTAGCGGTCAAGCGACAGGCAGATCAGCTCTTTGACCTCGCCTTCGTCCAGGTGCAGGGTGTGTATGTCCTGGCTCCAGCGGACGTCGGTTTCGCAGGCAGCACAGCTGGAGTGCAGTAGGTAGTCAGCGTCAATGAGGAGAGTCATGATCCGAAGTAATGAGACATGGGGACTGTGAGGCGGCCTGTCTCCTGGTCGTAGACAAGCCTGTCGACTGGGCCGGTCTGGCCGCTAAAGCGGTTCTTGAGGACCCGCAGTTGCAGCTCGCTGCGCTCTGCGACGTCACCCTGCTGGTTTCTTTCGGCACCAACGACAACGTCACTGAGCTGGGCTATGGCATGGGAGCCACGCAGTTGCGACAGCGATGTCTGCGCACCCTCCTCATGGCCGCGGCCTTCTGGCCGCTTGAGGTGGGACACCAGCACCAGGCCTATGCCTGTCTGCTCAAC